GTGTAAGGAATGTGCTTCATTTTCTGGGTTGATCCAAGGGCACAATAATATTTTAAGACCATCAAACTCTACGACTTTAGGATCTTCGTAAATAAATGGTTCGTTTACACCATCAGGTGCTGTGCATAATTCTTGTACTGCATTTACCTTGTTAGTGTTTCGATAATATATGTCATGGTTACCTATAAGAATATGTGTATCTATTTTTTCATTCCATAGACGTTGCATAAACTTATTTCTAAAGTTATGTGCTATTCTAAAGTTAATAAATTTTCTTCTATCAACTATATCACCTAAGTGTATTAATGTTTTGATGTTATGTTCTTTTAAGTACGGAAAGAATATATCTTCGTAAAACTTAAAAAAGTAATCATCAAAAATTAAACTATCGTTTCTGGCACCAAAATGGGTGTCGTTTAATAATGCTATCTTCATACCTACCTATTATATAATTTTTATTCTTTGCTGTTTCTTTGTAAGAAGTCTAACAGCTGACTTCTATATTGGGCATCATCTCCTTCTAATTGATCCATCATGTTTTCAACACCTGCGTTTTGTATCATCTTCTTTTTTACATCCATTTGTTTCTTTTCTTTTTGTATTCTTCTTATAAATGCATAGTAAATTATTTGTGTGAAATATGCAAAAGGGTTTGTTGATTTATCAGGATTAAAGTTATCCATATATTGTAAACAATTTTCTATACCATCTGAAATCATATCATCTCGGAAAGTATAGTTAATAAAATTCGGTCGATAAGATAAGTGGTTTGCAATCTTTAGAAAACACTCACCTATATAATTTGACACATCAGGTTTTTTCTTTCCTTTTTCTTCAGCGACACGGCATTTCTCTCGGTGTTCAATCATCGCTTGTAGAAATTTTTTGTTATCTACATAATGTGCTTTTTGTGTTTTTTTAACCATAATAATTTTTCTTTCTTATAGTATGCATTATACTATATTTTTCAAAAAAATGCAAGCCTGTGCTTGACAATTTTGGGATTGTGTGTATAATCGACTATGTAGTCGCTTGAGGGAGAGCTATAGCTAGTGTATAGTTTTATTAGTAGGTATATTAAGTAATTCAACATCTTCATTATCCATTCTTTCTTCTTGTTCAATTCGTTCAGCCATATTTAATATTCTTTCCATTTCTTCAGGACTCATTGGTACTTTGACTTTTCTTTTCTCCAACTGCCTTAATATAACATCATAATAATTATCTAACTCTTTACTAATCGTAGATATTGTTAAAACCTTATCTCTCGGTATAGAAAATATCTTTTGATTAGCAAACATAATCCATGGTGCCAAAGAAGAATCATCTCTTGGTCCGAACCTTGTTTCTTTAGTTATAGTTCTTAACTCTAATGGTGTATCTATTTTAATCCAAGAAGGATCGTTGTCATCAACAACACCGATTAGTTCAGCACCATTAACTAACTTAACTAATAATTTTTCTTTTATCATATAACTATTTATCTCTTAAGGATACGTTATGGATTTCATAATCAAATTCTTCTTGTGTGTAAACACTAACTCTTTCTTGAAAATGTTTTAAGGTAAAGTTTTCTTTTGATTTATATGTTAAGTCATCTGCTATATCATATAAAGTTGCCGATGTTTTATTATCGCCTAATCGTAATCCACGACCTATACTTTGTAAGTTTCTTATTCTACTTTTACTTGAACTAGCAAAAATAATATTATGTAAATTTCTTATATTAACACCTGTACTAAATGTGCCATAACTTGCAACAATAATAGCATCCTTTTCTTTTTCTGTGATACCTCTAATTGCTTCTCTTTCGTCTGCTTCTACACCACCAAAAATATAAAAAACTTTTCGGTTGTCATCTGCCTTTTCTTTAATTATTTCATATAGTTTTTTACCATGTTTTTCTACTAACTGAAATAAAACTAATGTGTTGCCTTTCATTTTAATTGCAAGATTTCTTAAAAAATTATTTCTACTCTCACTACTTACAAGATAATCTACCTCATCTTGATACTTACCTTTTGATACCATCTTACTATTTTCTTCGGTATGTTTTAATATTAAACAACGAATAGTTAGATTTGATAATTGTTTTTTATCCATAAGTTTTTTAGTAGATGTAACTTTATTTACAGCACCAAACAATCCTTCTAATACTAACTTATGTGTTTGAGTACCATCTAATGTACCAGTAAGACCTATTCTATATTTACAATCTTCTAATTTTGTCATAATTTCTGTAAGTGATTTAGATTTAAATAAATGTGCTTCATCACCAAATACAGCACCAAACTGTTCAAAATATTTTTTCGGTAACTTATATAAACTCTGCCATGTAGATATTAAAACTTTCTTATCTGTTTCATTTGAGTAACCACTATACAATCTATGACAATACTTTTTTACATCCCAACCATATGATTTAAAATCAGAATACATTTGTTCAACCAAAGATGTTGTAGGAACTATCAACAAACATCTATTATTTTTTCTGTCTTTAATTAAATGAGAATAGTATCGGATCAAAGCATAGATAACAAAAGACTTACCACTTGCTGTAGGACTTAATAATAATGTTCGGTTAAATTTTAGACTATGATATATGGCGTCTATCTGATAATCTCTTGCTTCAAACTTTTGACCTAAACCATTTGAGAACTTTTTAACAATCTCTTTATCAACTTTATTTTCTATGTCAACATTTTTACCTGCAACAATATGATAACCACGCTCTTCACAAAATGCTTTGATGTATGGATATAAACCAAAATATATCTCTTTTGTTTTCTGTGAAAATAATCTTATCTTACCATCCCACATACGATTACGAAATGCAGGCATAAACTTATAACCCGGTACATAGAAAGTAAAAAATTCTGATATCTCTCTTTGTACGTTTGGGTCACAATCTACCGTAAGGTAAACATCATTCTTTTTTTCAATGATTAAAGTATCCATGTCATTACACTATATCTATCACCTTTAGTGACTTGTTTAACTTCATGTGGGTACATAAAGTTTGATGGAAAGACTACTGCCGAACCTTTCTTTTTTTCTAATGGTTCGCCACACAATACAAATTCACCACCTTCATAATCATCATTTAAAAATATTAATGATGTAAGATGTGGATATCCTTGTTTCTGTCCATGGCTATAGTGTATGTTATCAATATGTTCTTTCATAAACCCGCCTTTTGCATAACAATTAATTCTAAAGTGTGTGTATTCTTGTATTTTTATTCTAGTATGTTCTTTTACATAATCATTTACAGCAGTTTCAAATCCTTGTTGTATAGTTTTGTAACCCCACATTTGTGGTGCAATCCAAAACTCACTCATCTCAACTTTTGATGTGCCTAAATTTTTATATGCATTTGAAAAGGTAGACTTTTTCCACCTCATAAAAGTATCTTTATTATAATGTGATATTATATGGTCACAAGCTGTATCACCCAACACTTGTGGATAGTAAAAAATAAAATCAGAAATCTGCTGACTGGAACTCATGGTGTTCTCCTACTTGTCCTTTAACTTGTATATTCCAGGCTATACTTATACGATTTGAACTAGACTTATTTTGTTGAACCCAATGGGGCAACCATGCAGGAAAAAATATTGCTCTGTTAGTTTTAGAAGCGTAACTTAGTAAACTAGAATTTAAAGGTGTTGTTTCTTTCTTCTTTGGCACAATGACATCTGCTGCAGGTCTAGGGTCATGAAAGACAATACTAGCACCTTGGTCAGATTGCAAATAGTAAGTACCACTTAAAAAATTATTTGAATGTGTGTGAACGTTATGATGTTCACCTTGTTTTAAAACATTTGCCCACATATCAGTTATAACTATATCATCTACATCATAACTTAAATGGTTGCATATATTTTTAGAATACTGTTTTACTAGACTAGCAAATCTTTGAAACTCTGGTTTCTTATGTAAGTCAGCAGATTTAGTTTGCCAGTTGTTATCATAATCCCTATTAGACCATAAATCAGATATGTATTTTTTCATACCTGCAACATCTGATTTTTCAGTAGGTGTTACTAATGGTACAAAATTATCAACTAAGAATATATTTGTAGGAAATATCTGTTGATGATCCATAGGGTCTCCGCAACTAGATAGCACCACTTGTAAACTTTTTCCACTCTATCATATTTTTAATCAAGAATGTTCTATTGTTTATTGTTCTTAATATTTGTTCTAAGTATTTTACTACTTGATTTAAGTATGCTACTTTCTGGTCTGCTCTTTGTATATCTGGATCAGAATTTATATAAATGTGAACATCTGCTTTAAGAACTTTTAGGTCAAATGGTTTTTCTCTATATACAGATTCATCTGCTTTACCTGTATAGTATTCCCACTTTTCTCTTTCAAGTGTGTTATACTCTTGTTGTGCCTTTTTTTGTAATAAAGAAAACTTGTTAAAGTGTTGTAAGTATTTGTTATGTAGTAAAGGTATTCTTGCTGATTCACTATCTAATTCTGTATCATCAAGTTTTAAATCTTTATCTACCAATTGTTGTAATTCATCTAAAGTCATAATTATATTATACTATAAAAACGGTAAAAAGTAAAGCTTAAATTGTGGAAATTTGATGTATTTCGTATAGAGAATAATTGAAACTAGCAGCAACATTTATGTAATCTACATCACTTGCTGTTACGTTATAATTCAATGCACCAAGACTTGTCGGATAAACATCTCTAAATCTAATTTCTGTTTTAGCAATATTTTTACTGTTTAAGATTGTTAATGTAGCGTCAGAATATATCGCACCTTCGGCAGTTGCCACAGTTTGTCTTTGTGTTCTTGTCGGTGCTGTTGACCCAGGAAATCTATCTGCACCTGCAGCCAAAGCGTCACGAAACTGTGTATGGTCTTTAGGAAAACCTATGCCGATTAACCAATCGTGTAACTCTTTGTAGTTATTTAAATTTTCATCTACTAGAAATGATAAGTCTAAACTTGCATATGTTAATTTATCACCAGGTATTGGAATATCTTTTAGAGGTGTTGTTTGTGTTGCTTCACCTAAAGTGATACCAGGTATATTAACTGATTGCACAAAGAACTCTACGTTTGGAATCTTCAATATTTTAAACCTAAACTGTACTGGACTTGCATAGTCTAGTTTATCAGGTTGTCTGTTCTCTACATTTAAAGTTGTCATACTA